TGTAGATCGCTTTACTGTTAAAAGTGGAGCGACTTACAGAGACATACGTACTGATTCCGTTATTAAGCGGAAGGTCCGTATACGAAGCACACCATATGGATTCGGCCTTAGTACTGGTAGCTTTAGTGCTACTCAGTGGGCCATCCTTGCCGCTCTGGGTTTTACCTCAGGCGACAGGCAACTCAGGTACCTCTAAAAAGGAGGATAGAAACCTGGGACTCGTCTGCACATAATGCAAGATGGGTGCAAGATCCTGATCTACAGATCGTAGATTAGTGTATTTAAACACTAGGAGAATCACATGGCTTTCGCCGACCCACAATCCATCACTATTTCCGGCGTTACCACTTCTCTTCCGAGAATTGGCAGCGGTATCGGTATCGGAGGATTCGCATCCTCTGATTCCGCTCTAGTTGTGGATGTTCGTCATGCGCCTTCGCGCACACGAACGTCTCGCACTATCGGGATTACGACTAAGAAGTACGTTGCAGATCCTCTGCGTCCGGCGGATAATGTGCCTGTTCAGGCAACGATCCGTCTCGTAGTGAATCAGCCAGTCCAGGGTTTCACCCCGGCTGACTTGCAAGCGGCGATTATCGGGTTTCTGAATAGCCTCACGGCTAGCAGTAATCTGAACATCACCAAACTTCTTGGTGGAGAGGCCTGATGTTTAGCGCAAGTGAACTTACGCTTGCTCTACTGTCAGGCTACCTCTTGGTGGTTGCAGTCGCTTTTGTGGCTGCACCGCGTGCGATTAAAAATCGCAAGCGTCACTAGAGGGTCGCTTTTGGCGAATGCCAGACCGGATACATTACCCCGAAAGGAATGTATGAAAAGCCTGGTAACTCTCCAAACAACGGTTCTCGCTGATGCGGGAGTCCGATGTGGCGTAAACACCCAGCACGATAGTAAAACTATCGTGTCTAGGACCGAAGCAGAGGGTATTTCGTTTTTAACGATTACTCTCCCCTCTTTCCTCGATGATCTTTACAGATCTCTCGATGAAGGAGGCGTGTCTCCTAACATGTTCCCATCCTTCAAAAAAGGTAAGGACATGCGAATTCCGATTTTCTTGTCGGGATTCATGGAACAAGTCTTCGATCCGAAGGGAGGACAGATACTGAACACAGGCGACAGTCGTAAGACTGCCCGAGCGATCCAATCGATAGCCCAGATAACTGGATTATCGAAGAAGATCGAGCTACCTTGCACACCCCAAAGGGTGCAAAAGGCTTTTACTCGGTATGTTCAGAATGAATCTCATGTCCGTGAGTTTGATCGTTTACGAACCAATTCTCAAAAAGAGTTGTTTCGGCGAACAAGCTCCATCCTGTTTCATCCTATTGTTTCTGGTGTGCGTTCAGCATACCTCGACAAGCGGATAAAACCAGGTCATGGACCAGGCTCAACAAGTGATCACCTTCTTGGAAATTCCAAGTGGAGTAGCTTGGCCTGGCCGGATCAGCTGGAAGAATACTTTTCCTTTGGAGAATACTTTCTTCCAAGCTGGAGAGCATATTTAGATAATGTGCTCGATTCCGGCAATGAGCTGCTTGGTACGGCCCAACCCGTTAAGGTTATAGCCGTACCTAAAACGCTGAAAACTCCTCGTATAATTGCGATGGAGCAAACTGCCGTACAATATGTACAGCAGGGTGTTCGTCGTGTTATTGAGGAAGTCATTTCTAGGAATCAATTCCTAGATGACTTGATCGGATATAAGAGTCAACTCCCTAATCAGGAGATGGCTCAGGCGGGTTCAACAGGGAAACCTGTTGACTCGTTTGCAACACTCGATTTGAGTGATGCTTCCGATTTAGTTTCCAATCAGTTAGCTCGATACCTATTCTGCGATGATCCCATAGTTTCTGGGATTATTGACAGTTGTAGGTCTAGAGAGGCTGATGTAGATGGTCATGGCGTTTTACGTCTAGCCAAATACGCGTCTATGGGCAGCGCCCTCTGTTTTCCAGTGGAGGCTATGGTTTTTTCTTCCATAATCTTCGTGGCCATACAGAAGGCGTATCCGTCCTCCACCTTGAAGGAGCTCATGGAGTTCTTCCAAGGCAGGGTTCGTGTCTATGGTGACGACATTGTCGTTCCTGTAGAACTCGCCCAACTTGTCGCTGATGAACTTGAGGCCTATGGCCTTAAGGTAAATCGCGCAAAATCCTTCTGGAGTGGAAACTTCAGGGAATCTTGCGGCAAGGAGTACTACCGTGGCTATGACGTTACTTACGTCAAAGTTCGTAGTGTACTCCCTGAGCGACAGATGTCCTCATCAGAGAGGAGTGAGTCCATAGTTAGAACCGTAGCCCTCAGAAACTTGATGTTTCTTGAGCATATGGATATGACAGTGGACTACCTTGACTCACTGATTACTCCCCTGTTAAAAGGGAAGTACCCAGTGGTTGAGGCCTCCTCACCTGTTTTAGGACGCCTTGCGCACACCCCGGTTATACCGGAGCGTATGCATCCTCATTTGCAAGTTCCCCTCGTGAGAGGTTGGATTGCAGTGAGCCGTCTTCCCAACGATCCGTTGGAAGGATGGGGCGCCCTAATGAAGTTCTTCTCTAAATATTCTGATTTGCCTAATCAGGATGAGAAGCACTTGTTGAGGGCAGGTAGGTCCCTTCCCCTACGCATAAAGGAAGGGTGGTTCAGGCCTTATTGAGGTCTGAAGCTGCTTAAATAGCAGCAACGGGAGCCTTTTTGCATCTTTTAGACGCCGAAAGGCTCGGGAGATGCACTATGTCATATGACATAAGGC